CCTCTACTTTTCGTCGGGTGGTGGGGACCTCGACCTAGCACGCTCCGATTTTGCGCGCTCCGACTTCGGCATCGAGCTTCTCCGACTTCCGATGCTCCGAAGCTGAGATCGAGCTAGTCCGCTTCCGAAGCAACAATCGAGACCGAGCTCGATGTCGTGATCGAGGATCGTCTGTCCGATCTTGGTGCTCGATTCAGGATGCGGCCAGCGCAGCGCCAGCGTTAGTAAGCACTAACTAACATGGCACGCGCTTTGCATTAGCAAGATGCGTGCCATGCACCCTGTACTGTAAGGATTGCCATACCGTGTTTGGGGGGTATGCAAGTGTTGTTCCATGCCCCACTATTTGGGTGCTGGCCGCGTGGCCAGCCCAACCCTACCTAAAGGTGCAACACAATGACCAAGCAAGCCAAGCAAGCCAAGCAAGCCCCCGCAGCCGCCCCCGCAGCCGCCCCCGCAGCCGCCCCCGTAGTGGCGTTGCGCGGCGGGCTGGCCGTTAGTAATGTGCAGCTTACCGGCAAGCCCTACCGCATCAAGGCCAACCACAACGGCCAATGGTGGCAGACCATGCAGCCCTTACTGGCCGAGGGCGGCAGCGTGCTAGCCATCATTAAGGCTGGCGTGCCGCCCCACTTCGTGGGCTACTGCCTGCGGAGCGGCTGGCTGGCAGCGGCCAGTGCCCCCGCTAACTAGCTCCACCTAACCCCACGCAAAGCCCCCGCTAACAACGGGGGCTTTTGCACGCCTGATGCGTTCGCAGCAGTAAGCGCTTACTAACTGACGACCGCGTGCGCGAGGACGAGGAGCCGAACCCCGGGTGGGGTCAAAACCCAAAGCAGGGGTGGAAAAAGTTGTGGGGAGGTACTCGCAGCTCGTTCTGTCTTTTCTGAGTACGGATATTCTGAGTATGGATATTCTGAGTCTGTCTTTTCTGAGTATGGATTTTCCCCCATTTTGGATAATGATATTCAGTGTGGTTGCAGCCCCAAACTCACGCGCGTATACTTGCTGCCCATGAGCTCAGACGAGAAGACCCTACACCTCGTGGCCGAGAGTGCCAAGCCTTTGCCATCATTTTCACGCTCTAAAGACGGATTCAGCCGAGCGGATGTAGTATCGGCCCTCCACAGAGCGTTTCACATGACTGGAGGAGTGGAGAGACTCACGCTGTGGGCGAACGCGAACTATGGAGACTTCATCAAGGTGTATGCCAAGCTGCTCCCCGCCACGACGGTGAATATTGGGGAAGTCACACAGCTCAAGATCGTTCACGCCATCCCGCCCACCGCGTTGGATAAGCATGAGATCCCCGCCATTATAGTGGACGCCGAAGCTCGCGAAGTATTGCCCGCCAGAGTCGAGGATGAGTGAGGTCGTCCTCCGGTATACGGAGCGCCCGTGGTTTCACAAATTTCATCGGAGAGACAGCCGTTGGGCGATTCTGGTGTATCACCGCCGCGCGGGGAAGACCGTCGCCGCTGTCAACGATCTGATCAGTAAGTGTCTGTACAATACACGGCAGAATCCGAGATACGGGTATATCGCGCCGCTGTATAATCAAGCCAAGCAAATCGCGTGGCAATATCTTAAGGACTTCAGCGCGCCGCTACAGCCCAAGATAAGTGAGTCCGGGCTGTATATCGAATTTCCGCAAAACGGGGGGCGCATCACGCTGTACGGGGCCGATAACCCGGATGCTTTCCGGGGGCTGTATTTCGATGGCCTCGTGCTGGATGAGTATGGGAATATGCGCCCGTCCGTGTGGACGGAGGTGCTGCTGCCAACACTCGTTGATAGACGTGGGTGGGGTGTGTTTCTGGGGACGCCGAATGGGCCTAACCACTTCCGCGATATGTGGTTGCGCGCGTGCGACCCGGAAACGGGTAGGGGCTGGCTCCACGAGATGTACACCGTCGAAGACACGAAGTGCATCCCCACTGAAGACCTGGAAGAAATCAGACGAATGATGACGCCAGAGGAATACGAGCAAGAGATGATGTGCTCGTTCTCGGCGTCTACTCGTGGAGCCTTCTATGCGAGAGAAATTGAGGCCATTGAGAAACAAGGTCGCATCACTAAGCTCGCGGCGGATGGTACGGATCTACACTTCTCACTTGACCTCGGGCTTCGAGATGATACAACGCTCTGGGCGTGGCAAAATCGCCCGGATGGGTATGCCATTCTACGCACGGCAGCGGGGAATAATCGGTCTGTGCCTTTCTATGTTTCCCTCATTCACACGGTCTGTGCGGAGGTTGGAGCGCCGAGGGGAGTCGTCTGGCTTCCCCACGATGCCCGTGCGAAGACACTCGCCACGCAAAGGAGTGTGGTGGAGCAGTTCGTGGAATGTGGGATCCGGCCCCAGATCATCCCCAAGCTGGATCTCATCGATGGGATTCAAGCGGCGAGGCTCATCCTCCCGGACTGTTGGTTTGATGCCGAGGGGACGAAAGATGGTGTCCTCGCGCTGAAGAGTTACCACCGCGAGTACGACGAAGACAAGAAGGCTTACAGGGATCAGCCGGTGCATGACTGGTCTTCCCACTACGCGGATGCGTTCAGGGGCATGGCTATCGTCTGCAGTAAGTCGCGCAGCATCAAGACACGGGAAGAGAAGTTAAAAGAGCTTGCATCGGGGCAAGGTTTCCATTATGCTTTCGCCCTAAATGACCTGTGGGATCTCCGACCACAGCATTCTTCTAGGATAGACTGATGGTCGATCAAGAAGAGAAGAGCTACACAGCTCAGTGGTGGCTCGAGCAAATCTCTGAACAAGAAAAGTCTCTGGACAAGGAATGGCGGCGTGGAGCCGACAAGATTGTCCGCAAGTACCTCGACAAGCGTGGGACGGAGGCCGGTGGCCGCGTCTTCAATTATAACGTCTTCTGGGCGAATACGGGCATTCTGAAGGCGGCGCTGTACGCGCGACCGCCGCGTCCGTTTGTCACTAGAATGTGGGAAGACCCGAATGATGAGCCGGGTAGAGTCGCTAGTCGGATGCTCGAGCGCATTCTCGAGCATGATCTCCAGCGAGACCACAGCGACATTGACGAGTCCTTCCGCCTTGCTATTGAGGACCATCTGGTGCCGGGGCTCGGGCAGATTTGGCATCGCTACGAAGCTGAGCTCGAGCCCGTTGAAATCCCTGCTGTTACGGACCCGTTGACTGGGGAAGAGCTGGCTCCCGCCGTCAGTGCCGAGAAAGTCAAGGAAGAACGGGTCATTTCGGAGTACGTCCATTGGCGTGACTTCGTCTGGGGGCCGTGCAGAACGTGGAAAGAGTGCCCGTGGGTCTGCCGAATCGTCTACATGACGAAAGAGAACCTGAAAAAGAAGTTCGGCGAACAGGTCTACAAGGAGCTGGCGGACAAGGTTTCGGCTACTTCGCGTGAAGATAGTCAAGTCATCAAGAATTTCAAGAAAAACCGCATCAAAATACTTGAAATCTGGTGTAAAGAGACGAAAAAGGTCTACTTCTGCGCTTCGGAATTTGAGAAATTCCTTGAGGAGCCGAAAGAAGACCCGCTGCAACTGGATAATTTCTTCCCGTGCCCGGAGCCGCTGCTCGCCACGCACACCACGGAATCGCTTATCCCGCGTCCAGACTACGTCATGGTGCAGGATCAGTACGAAGAGCTCAATGAGCTCAACACGCGCATCTTCTTAATTGAGAAGGCGCTGCGAGTTCTGGGGGTTTACGACAAGACGAACGGAGAATTGCGTCGTTTACTGTCCGAGGCCCGCGAAAACGACATGATTCCAGTTGAAAACTGGGGTTATCTTGCGGAAAAAGGCGGACTCAAGGGTGTTGTCGACTGGTTTCCGCTGGAAACGATCGCAAAAGTCCTTTCTGAGCTGCGGCAACAGAAGCTGGACCGCCTTCAAGAGATTTACGAGCTCACCGGCATCAGTGACATCATGCGTGGGGTCAGCGAAGCGCGTGAAACCGCCGCTGCCCAGAAGCTCAAGGCCCAATACGGCTCGGTTCGCCTGCAATATCGCGCTGCGGACGTTGCCCGCTTTGCTGAGGATGCCCTCCGCATACGCGCACAGATCGTTTCGATGCACTTTCAGCCCGAAACGCTGATGAAACAGTCGCAAATTGAGCTGACAGAGGACGCACAGTTCGCGCAGGCGGCGGTACAGGTGCTGAAGAACACGGGCGTCCGCCAATACCGCATTCGAGTCGCTGAAGAGAGCCTTGCGCTGCCTGACTACAATGCTGAGCGTGAGACGCGCGTTGAGTATCTGACTGCCGTCGGCCAATTTATCAGTCAAGTGATGCCGCTGGTCGAAAACAAGCCAGAAACTGGCCCCTACATGATCAAGATGATCCAATGGGTCAGTGCGGGCTTCCGTGGGGCGCAGCAGATGGAGGCTACGCTCGATTCTGCGATGGCGACGATGCTGCAAGCTGCGCAGCAGCCGAAAGAGCCCCCACCGCCTGATCCTAAGATCCTTGTCGAGCAGATGAAGCAAGCCGGGGCCGAGCAAGAGCGCCAGCTCGAAGCTCAGATTGAGCAGTTCCGCATTAGCGAGGAATCGCGGCAGGCCGAGCTCGATCGCACTAGCGAAGAGAAGATCACAGCCATCCAAGAAGCTAACAAGCAAGTCATCGAAGAGATGAAGCAGCAGTTCAAGAGCGATACGGACTCGCTGAAGCAGCAAATCGATGTGATTTCCAAGTTCTTCATGGCGCAAATGGCCGGGTCGCAAGAAGAGCGTATGACGCACCTCGAGGGCGCGTATGCGATGCACAAACAAGTCCAAGACCAGCAGAACGCGGCAGCGGAACAGGGCAAAGCCAACGACACGAACAAGGCACTCACAGAGGCCTTGAGCAAGCTGGCCGATGCCTTCACCGCAGAACGTGAAACGGAGCTGGTCGTAGAGAATGGTAAGAAGCGCGCCATTTCTCGCGTCAAGAAGAAGGCGAAGTAATGCCGATCACCCGGCATCTGTTTGCCGCTGCGATTCGCCTCCCGCAGATCGGGGTGGGCGGGAGTCCCCCTCCGCCTCCCC